ATAAGCCAAAAGTATCTCCTGTTGTATACTGTATCAATATTATAGAGGGAAATACCATTTTTGGTCAACCACTCAAAACACATTGGTTAGTATGCACTAACATAAGTTAGTAAACACTAACTGCGTACAATGCGTGCCAATGCTTGCTCTTTGTTGTATTGATTTTCAAACAGCACGCCTTCTACTTGTATCTCTTCATTAGGCAAAGATAAATCTTGTCCCAAACCAGCTTTCTCTAATTTTTTTTGGTTGCGACCTTCGCGCATGGCAGCTATTACGGCCTGACCACCTAGACTGGCAACATTGGCTGTGCGCTCTAGCCACATGGCAGCACCACCAAAAGAGGTATCTGTGCCAAGATTCGGTAAGTTCTCAACCATGGCAATGGTCATTCTTTGATTAGGTTCAATATCATCGAGATCAAGACCAGCACGCTGACGATTTAAAATTTCTCTGCCAAATTGATACTGCCAGATTGTTTCGTTTAAGTTAGCTCTTTGGGCATCAGGGTAATTTTCGTAGATATCGGCGGCGGCCACTGCGGCAACAGGAATAATCCCCGTTAACCAGGCATTTTGAAACGCGACTTGTGCATTTGCACCATAGTAGGTTCCGGCTGCTGCCCAACCTGCAGGAATTACCACTCTAAAATCATCATCTGGACTCCCAGTGTCAAAGGGATAGGGAGTTGGTTCTGGACCAAATGTGCCTATACAAAATTCCTGTACGGTTCTATAAATGCCCTGCGCGTCAGTAAATTCTGCAAAAGCTCCATCTGACACTAGATTGGCCTGTAGCTGTGCATTGAGAATTAGAGGAAGCGCACTGTTATAGCCTGCAGCAAAACCTATGACGTCACACAAAGTGTAAGTATTGGCTATGCCGGTACTTAGGGGTATACCAGAATTGTGTATTAGATCTTGGTTAAATGTTCTATTCCAATAATTTGCTACTGCTGGTATTACATATTGAGTTTGATCTCGTATTAGTGGAAGACCTTCTAGATTTTCCATTCCAGACACGGTGTTGGCCAAGACTTCGGTAGATGTATTTGTTATGCCTTTGATCTGCATCAAGCTGCGAGCCAGTGCGTCATTGGCCACAGCAAGATCGTCTGGTATGATACCTTTTAGACGTTTTCCTAAATGATTGAGTTCGGGGTTAACAGCACCAGTGCTGTCTTGGTAGATAGATCGAAATCCCATGGAAGCTGTACGAATAGGTGTGGTCAATGTTTCAAAACTGCTGGCAAACAGTTTTCGTGGATCCAGCAGGTCCTGACCTTTTTGAACGGCTGCTTGTGTGTTGTCTAAAATTGCTTTGACCTGCTTGACTTCATTTTCTGTCAGCTTTCCTAATCCATCATAAATTTGTTTTTGCACTATAGCAGGAAGATTCGCTCCTTTCCTAGCCAATGCATTTAGATCTAATCCCAAAACTTTGAGGCTTACACCTTGAGTAAGGTCAGCAAGCTTGAAGTCACCTTGACCACTTATGGTTCTAAAAACGGAGTTTGCTGCATTTACACCCAACTGTTGAGCAGTTCTCTCGTCGACACGTATATCGCCCAACATTTTATATATAGGACCCAAGGTTCCCCGACTTTCTACGTTCTTGACAAGTTGGCCTGGACTGCCCATGTTGTCGATATCATCATCATACCAAGCAATAGTGCCACCTATTTTATTAATATCAGTACCTAGTCCCTTGACATAGTTTGATACACCATCAATGCCACCCGAGATAGCGTTTGACATACTGGTGAATGTATTTCCAAGATGTTGAAGACCACGTGTGGCGCCAGTTACGAGATCATTTGCTGCGTTTACAAAGCCTTGCGCAGTGCCAAATATGCTTGATAATTTGTCTGGGTTACCCAATAGCAAGCCAGCAACCAAGGTACCAGTACCTCCCAAGGCCTTACTGGCTGCTGATGTTGCCATGCCAAGCGCAGTGTTCATGGTCGTTTCTGTCAAGGTTTTTGCAAATGTTGCTGTTGCTGGACCATGAGTTCCTAACACGGTGTTATATACTGTCTTGCCCGCAACCGCGGGGGCTGTAGCGATGTTGTTAAAGGCTTCCCGCATGGGTGCGGTGAACTTTATAAAAGACTCTTTTATTGATGTAATCATATTTGTTAGTGATTGATGAAACCCCTGGCTGGTGGTTGCCGTAACGCCAGCGCCCACAGCCTCAGCGCCGATCATGCTGTTGGCTCCAATGGAAGACCCAATGTTGGTTGGATTATATGTTCCATTTTGGAAATCCAAATTGGTATATGTTGATGCACCATCTTGGACAGCAAGTCCGCTAAAACCAGCTTCATCAAATCCTTGTGTACCACCTATTGGTGCACCACCAAATACTTCTGCGAATCCGCCATTGGCTACCCATGCACCCGCGGCAGTCAATAGGAGAGATGTTAAGGCACCTGCGCAGGCCATGTTAGGCCCCTATAATTACATCAAAACTTCCCAGTATACGAATATCTAGACAAGTGTCTGGCGAACCCACATACACTATGGGCTTGCCTTCGGCCAATACCGAAAAGCTGCCCAGTGTGGTAAACGCCAAACAATGTTTCTTACAGTTGGGTTTACCGCAACACGGATGTGGTGTGACTATGTCACCTGTGGTGCAGGCCGGGCGTCCGTTAATCAGCACGCTCATGGCTCCAGGGAACACAGCCAGGCCTCCCTTTATATTTGGATCTCCAAGTCTCACTGGTAGTGGCATAAAATTATCCTGTTATAATTTGCTTGGCAGGTGGAGTGGCAATGCCCGTGGTGGCTTCAAGATATTTGGCGCGCACATCTTCGCGGGTTTCACCTGTCAATGCAATACTAGCAGTATTTATATGCACATTTTTGTTGGGATTAGAACTAAACAAACAAGGCACCATCTGCAGTCCTTGTGGACCAAAGACCATGCCAATGGGTTGTGTGACTTCTATGGTATCTGCACTTGCAGCTACTATCTTTGCGGTAATTTCTTCACCGCTGACCAGTTTAAAAGTATAGATTTCGTTAAGTTGTAGATGGTTCATTGGATTCCTAGTTTTTTGTTATAGCAATCCAAAGATTCCGAGACGAGCGCGTATTTCGCTGACGCTGAGCTGACTCAAACCTTCAAAACCACCCTCCACAAACAGCTTGCCGTTGTGGTAAATTTGGGGCACTGTGCGGTGTCCTTGTTCCATGATAAACTGCTTGGCACCTGAGTTGGTCTCATCATCGATGCAAATTTCTTCAAATTGTATGCCTTGGCTTTTGAGCAACGACTTGGCCCTATCACAAAATATACAATAATTTTTTGAGTACACTGTGAGCATGTTGGTCTCTTTCTACAAACTTAGGCCTGAAAATGTATTGGAGTCAACATCTTGTTTGGTACCACCTATCACATAGCTGGTTATTTCTGTTTCTTGCGGTGCCACTTGCACATCGCCACCTGCGATCCATTTCTGTGTCCAAGGTAATGGATTGGATCCACCACGATATTCATTGGGCAGTCCCAAGGCTGTCATGCGTTTGTGGGCAATCCATTCAATGTAATCGCACAACAGTTGTTTGTTGAGTCCGATCATAGATCCGTCTTTGAATAGATAATCTGCCCAGGCCTCCTCCTGTGCCACAGCAGATTCAAACATGGTCACCATTGCGGCCTCGGTCTCTTTGCGTATCTGTACAAAGTCTGGATCATCTTGGGGCAATATTTTCATCAAGCTTTGTGTAAATCCCAAATGCAAATTTTCATCCCTAGCGATAAGTTTGATAATCTTGGCGTTGCCCTCCATCTTTTTCAGTTCGGCAAATGCCCAAGAACAGGCAAAAGAAACATAGAAGCGGATGCCTTCTAGCACGTTGACCGATGCCAAAGCCAACCATAACTTTTTCTTTAGCTCGTATCGATCAATTTTTATGGTTTTGCTATTCACTGTGTGTTTGCCAACTCCCAGCAATTGATACCATGTTGAGTATTCAATCAAATCGTTGTAATATTTAGAAATGTCTGTACCACAAGTGATGATTTCATCTATAGTCAGCATTTCATCAAAAATTTGACTTGGATCGGCATAGACGTTTCGAATGATATGAGTGTAGCTGCGGCTATGGATTATTTCATTGAAAGTCCAAATAGTAATCCATGTTTCTAATTCAGGCAAGGTAACCAAAGGTAAAAATCCCAGACTGGGACCGCGTCCTTGCACCGAGTCTAGCAGTATTTGTCTTTTGAGGTTGCTGGTAAAAATATGTTGTTCGAACTCAGTTAGGTCTTTGAAATCTTTTGCATCACGCAAAACATCAACTTCGCTGGGCTGCCAGAAAAAGCCAATTTGTTTTTCTGTCAATTTTTCGAATTGGCGATATTTAAAAATATCATATCTTTGTATCCCTAATTTATTAGGGTCAAGAAAAGCCAATGTTTTGGAATGATCAATTTTTTTTGTATTTAAAACACTCATTGTTTTTCCTTGTGTTTTTTCCAATCGATCCATAAATCAAATTATCTTAAAAATTTTTCATGTCGATTATTTTGGTGTCATATCTTACAATTGTCACAATCAGCACCAATGGTGGCTGTCACCATGTCTGGTGCTTCGATTAAAATTTCTTTGTTAATCTTGTCAATGTCTAATTCACCTGCCCCATCATAGGTGTTGAAATAATATAACTGTTTCCCGCCATACTTATAAAACATTATTATGTGCCGCAGCATTTCACTCATGGGAATCTTTTCATCCGCAAAATTCTGTGGATTGTAACTGGTATTTACTGAAATACCTTGATCAATGTACTTCTGCAGCACTGCCATGATCTTTAAATACCCCTCAGGACTGCGTTGATCCCACAGTAATTCGTAACGATTTTTAAGCCTGCGATACTCCGGCACTACTTGTTTGAGCACACCATCTTTGCTCTGCTTCACTGACACGTAGCTACGCGGTGGTTCAATACCATTTGTTGAATTAGATATCTGTGCTGACGTTTCGGCCGGCATCAGCGCCATAAGAGTAGAGTTACGGATGCCATGCTGCTGCAATTGTTTACGCAAGGCACCCCAATCCACAACATCTGTGTGTGGCACCAGCTCATCAACCTCGCGTTTGTAGGTATCTATTGGCAACACCCCATCGCCATACTTGGTTTCCTTCAATTTGGGACAGGCGCCAAACTCATGAGCAAGATCGATTGAGGCCTTGATCAAATAATATGACCAATGCTGCGCCCAACAATCTACCATTGGCAAAGACTCGGGATTTGAGTATGTGAGATCATTTTTTGCTAACCAGTAAGCAAAATTAATGATGCCAATCCCCAGTGGTCGGCGAGCTTGTGTGGCCAGTTGTGCGGCCATGATAGGATAATTTTGATAACTCAGCAACGCATCCAAACCGCGCACTGCCAAAGTACAGGCCTTTTCCATGTCCTCGGGATTGCGGAACACGCCCCAGTTGATGGCCGACAGTGTGCAAAGAGCAATTTCTCCGGCTTTATCATGCACGTCATTCAGCGGACGAGTTGGCAGTGTGATCTCACAGCAAAGATTGCTCATTTTGATAGGTGCCAAGTCTGGCTTAAATGAACCATGAGAGTTGGCATGGTCAACATTTTGCAGATAGATACGACCAGTGTCCTTGCGTTCTTGCATGAATGCTGTGAACAGATCAATGGCTTTGATCTTTTTCTTTCGCAGTTTGGTATTGCGTTCAGCTGTCTCATATAATTCACGGAAGCGTTCTATATCAGCAAAAAAGGCCTCATACATTTCTGGTACGTCATTTGGCGAGAATAATGTGATATCACCACCATTGAGTAGGCGTTCATACATGACCTTGTTGAATTGTACACCATAATCCATGTGGCGAACTCGATTATCTTCGGTACCTTTATTGTTCTTGAGTACCAAAAGATCTTCTACTTCATAATGCCAGATGGGATAATAAAGAGTGGCGGCTCCATTGCGTACACCGCCTTGACTGCAGGAACGAGTAGCTGCCTGAAACATTTTATAAAAGGGAACGACCCCTGTGTGATAGGCATCTCCGTTACGAATAGGTGATCCAAGAGCGCGGATGCGTCCACCACCAATACCAATGCCGGCTTTTTGACTCACATATTTCACTATGCTACTAGATGTGGCATTGATTGAATCAAGACTGTCATCGGTCTCAATCAGTACACAACTTGAAAACTGCCGTATGGGAGTGCGCACTCCGGCCATGACAGGTGTAGGTAGGCTCACTTGATGCGTTGATATAGCATCATAATAATCACGCACCCACATCATGCGACTGTCGCGTGGATAGTGTTGGAACAATGTGGCCGCAATTAAAACATAGGCCATCTGCGGTGTTTCAAAAATTTCTTTGGTTACACGATTCTGCACAAGATACTTGCTGCGGAATTGTTCCATGGCTGCATAAGTCAACTCCTCGTCTCGATCGTGCCGAACAAATGCATCGATGCGTTCCCATTCAGCCTCGTTGTAGGCAGTGAGTAGTTCTGGATCATAGAATCCTGCGTCTACATTTCTACGTACCAGTTCCAGTACCGAACAGGGCTGAAAATTACCGTATACCTGTTTGCGCAAATGATAACAGATCAAACGGCCAGCCATGTATTGATAGTTTGGGGTTTCTTCTGAAATTAGATCCGCTGCAGATTTGATCAAGGTTTCTTGTATGTCAGCGGTCTCTATTCCGTTGTAAAACTGTATGTGGCTTTTGATTTCTACCTGGCTTGCTGATACTCCTGTTATTCCTTCTGCGGCCCAAAAAACAACTTTGTGCAGTTTTTCTAAATCCAACGGTTCTCGACGTCCGTCTCTTTTGGTAATTTGTATCTGTGTCATTTATTATCTCAGTATATTTTTTTTGTTACCACTTGTGATTCCACGCTGCTCTTAATATCTACGTGATTTGATGTTATATTTAACAATTCCCCAAATGCCCAATTCAGGATATATTTTCCCTTGTTAACCAACACTAAATTATCACCCGAATTTCCACTGACAGCCAGGGACGTGTGGGTGATATCTGATCGTTGCATTATCTCTATAGTATACACTATGCCCAAGGCTCTAGCAAGATTACAAAAATGATTGTCTGCCAAAAGTTCCCAAGGACTTGGCCAATTATCCCAATCATTCCAACGTATATAACGATGCACCAAGGGGGCCTGTAACCACCAATCATTGATGGTCATCAAGGCTTGATTTAATGGATTGTCTAGGTTGTTTGAACGTAGCTGACGCCACTGGACCAACCGGTCTTCGTAACGGTCAGGCCACACAGTTATCCCAGATAACTAATGGAATATCGTAGTGTACCACCACTGGCAACTCCGCCCAGTGTGTATTTGACAAAAATATTGCTTCCTGTCTGTGTTACACTGAGAACCAAGTCTGTGGGATTGTTTTCTGTGTAGTCATCGGTATAACTGAGTGTGCCAGATGAATCATCACCGTCTTGACCCACCACTTGCAAAGTGCCAAATCTATTGGTTAGGTTTAGATCATCTTTGAATCTGTACTGCATGTTAAAGGCTTGAGCTTCATTGGTGCTGACAGTTATGATAGTAGTGGGAGATCCTTGCAATGTCAATGCAACTGCACGGCCGGCGTTTTGTGTGTAGGTGCCAAACTTGTAACGTTCTCCTTTGTCCAAAGCAAAAACTTTTTTGTTATTAATACGGATACGCGGTTTATCAGCATTTTGTGTTTCATCTCGTTCAAACATGTCACCCAGTGATACGTTGTTGTCATTTTGTATGTCAATAATAGGTACGGTGGGTGTTTGATTACCGCCTTGAAAATTTGTAGCCACATCTAAGAAAATATTATAACCTGTTTGATTCAATTCTACTGCGCCAATCACAATTCCTTCTTGCGCCACTGCGTCAAATAAATTATGCAACACACGAAAGCCCACAGGTCCACCATTGACTGGAGTTCCTGTGCCCAACAGCACACCTTGATGCAGTGTGTCAAACTTGCTGTTCTGCACAGTGATGGCTTGTATCTGTTCATCGGCATCAAACGCATAGGTCATACCAGTGAAATGGCATTGATTAAAAGTCACTGTATTGGTGATAAGGCTGACTGTGCTGGCAAAACGCACACAAGCAATGTCAGCTGTGGTGACTGCAAGGGAATTGTTTTCAATATAAGTTTGACTGAACGTACCTTTAAAGCTTACATCTTGAAATGTGATTTTGTTGGCATCCTCAACCAAGAAAAGATCAATTTGTTCATTGGCATGAAAACCCATGTTGTAGATTTCAATATTTTGCGGTGGTGTGGCACCGTTGTTGCCAATATTGACTCCCACTTGTTGTAGACTATCTGCTGTACGTGCAACATAGGGCCCAAAAGTGCTGTCAGCGGCTGCGGTCAAAAAAATGATAGAACTGTTTGCACCTTCACCATATAACTTGGCATAAGGTGGTATCTTGATGGTATTGGTCACTCGATAAACACCAGCA